GTAGGGAGGTCACAGAGTTTGACCGCTGGCGCTACGGGGGAATTAATTATAGACCCCAGTCAATCAGAGGGCCTCATGGCAAAGAGAAAATACTCTATGACAAAGAAGGCCCCAAAGATTCAACCAGTGCCTCTGAAGTTGAATTACAAAATGTCCGCAGAACAAGGAACAGGGTTCATTGATCTCGCCAAGGACGCTAGTCGCCTTGCACGAAAATTTATTCGTCAAGGTAAGTTATTTGCAATTGGAAATATTAGGGTGACGATGCCTGCGGCAAGTACCCCGACAGCAGGAAACGCAGTTTATGTTAGTACGATCCAGAATTCGTGGTCCGCATCGAATGCATGGGAGAAAAGTTTCCGACTTTGGAAAGAGCAGCAGGATGATGCGCTCGAGCAATCTGGCACAACTTCAGTGCGTGCTCGTTTCAATGATTTCAAGATTTACATGGATGAAGACCATCGTTCGATGGGTAATCTTGAACCAGTCAATTTGGGGCCATTCGGCACAGTTGGGCCTTGGCCAACAGCCGTGGTTACACAACCTGGTCCTCTACCAGGTGAATGGCAATATTCACAAATCGTTATTCCTAACGATGGTGCTCCAGGAGTTACCAATGAATACTTCCTGGTAATGCATGGCGCAAATACCGCCAATGCAAAAGGGATGATACTTGGATACGAGTCCTCTCGATCCACTCCCTTTAGTCCCGACCCGGATGTTCCCGGCAGCGCATCCGATTCATGGATGGTCGAAATGTTTGATGTCGGAAATGACGACGATACGATTGTTGATAACGCTCAACTTCGTAACAATGATTTGCCATATAACCAGGATAACTATCCGGGTGGCGATTCAAATTATATTTATCCTGAGAGTAAAGCATGGTGCTTTAATCGCTCCACCGTTGGTGTCAATACCTTCAACCTCGGTGGAATGGTCGCTCCCTGCGGCCTGTTGAGAATCGACCAACTTTATTCTAATGGTAGCCCAACAGACCTCATCATTGAGGTCGAACTGCTGCCCGGAGCAGATCGTGGCTACCACACGGTCGATATGCAGGAGATGTGAAATTTATGACACCATCACCAGAAATTGAAACTGTCAAGGAGGCGGTCACCACCGCATCCATTCTCAACCATGTTAAGAACAACCGAATCGAGTATCTGCTCGCACTCGGATTGGCTCACCTCCTCGGGGTGAGTGACCGTCTCCTGGCACAACTTAACGGAGTGTGCTTCTGATGGCTTACAAGTATGGGAAGACATTCAAGAAAGACGGAAAATTGGTCCGATACCGTTACACTGACGGTAAAAAATCGACCAAGAAACTTGTTGCTGTCAATAAGAAAAGAAAGAACACTCGGCGAAAGAAGTGATGCTCGATGTGTCCTAAATGTTCTTCGAACAAAATCAGCAGTGTCTTAATTGACGATGATGATCCCAAGCAGCCAATCTTCCATTGTGTCTGCGAAACTTGCGGAACGGAGTGGGTAGAATGACTAAGATTCTAAATGTCGGTGGTCAATTGATTGACCTTTATGCCGACTATCAATACGCCGTTGGCGTTGGAAATGGGGTCGTTGGCGACCGCAGAAAAGAGATGCGTAGTGTAGCTACACTTGCGCGTAAAACAGAACGGGTAGTTCGGTCCCGTCGTATGGGCAAATACGAACGAGCGGGACATCATGTTGGAACAGGAGTTGGCGTTGCGTATGCTGTTGCTACGGCGCCGGTTACACTTCTGGACTCACCATTACCAGGACCAGCAGATGTTCTCTGGGCCATTTCAGTAATGGAATTTACAGATCAGGCACAAAGTGCTGGAAGGTCTGTAGGAAAAATGTTCGATTAGTTAATAGCCTAGTGTATACACCTTGTATACATGGCGAAGTTGTATTGGCGAGTGAAGCGAGACGGAAAATGGACATGGGTGGCCGCTTCTGTGGTCCACGAGGAATGGACTGCAGACGAATTGACAGTGTACATAGATAATGTACCTGGTAAGGAGGAAAAAGAATGAAACTGTCTAAGTGTCGATTCTGTGGAAAGCACGATTTAGTGCCAAACTGTATAGCCCAACTTAGCGTATGCGGAAATTGTTGGCTAGATATGAGAGTTGTTGAAGAATGAAATGCGACTTGTGTTTGAACCTCGTTGCGATTTACGGCACGAGTGAGAGTGTAGCCCCTTGGCTATGTGAGTGCAAAGAGATAACTGCAGCACAATCTTCTTTACAACAGACGATAGTACCAGTGAAGAAGACAATCCGTATCGGTCGGTTACTTGTACCGAAGATCGGAGCGGAACTTCGGCAGCGTTGGTTAGATGCCCAGAAGTGAAGAATCCCGAACAACGGATGACAACGATTTTAGATTGTCATCTCCGGTGGAAGGGCGAAGAAGATTGGAATCCGGGGCGAGTGTCACGGTGAGAAGATTCGTAGGGAGGTCACAGAGTTTGACCGCTGGCGCTACGGGGGAATTAATTATAGACCCCAGTCAATCAGAGGGCCTCATGGCAAAGAGAAAATACTCTATG